TTTATTGAGTTTGGCAGTCTTTGCAGTTAATGCATGTCCTAACATGGTGCCAGCCACTGCAAATATTTCTGCAGAGTATCTACTGTCTACCTGCATGCCAAGGTCCATTAGATCATCAAATGTTTCAGATGCTTTGGTTGCTATTGCATCCATTTCTTCGTCAGACGCATCAAGTCCTTTGACTGCTGGCAATGCGGCATCAATTTTGTCAATGGTATCTTCAATTTCAGTTATAGCAGACTGTGTTTGTTCCACAGTGACAGTTTCTTCTGGAGTTTGTCCAGACGGTGGTAAATCAAATAATTCTTCAAGTTTTCTCATACCCATATTTACCGTGGGTAACTTGGTATGATTCAAAGTCTTTACGGTGCAGTAAAGAATATTTGACTTTGTCCCAACTGATATTTAATTGTTTAGAGATTTGCAAATTATTTTGTCCAGAATCATATAAAGCAATAATCTGTAACGCAATACTTAAATTTTTTTGTAAGTAGGTGTTTAAAGTTGATTGCCGTTTTTTATCGCTCCAGGTTTTGCCTTTTCTTGCTTCGGCATTCTTGATACAGTTTGCTAATCTAGATTGAATTGCTTTTTCAGTCCAAATTTTGTTTCTCATTTTTTCTTTTGATGCTTCTGAGCGTTTGACACCTTTAACTTTAGGGCTTATTTTTTCAGCATGTTTTTTTCTTTTTTCTTCTGTCCATACATCGTTAAGTGCTTCCTTAAAGGATTTTTTTGCATATTCATATAGTCTGCTACTAGGTGTATATCTTCCCTTGCCAATATTTTTAACATTAGATAACATATGTAATGCAAAATTCATTTTGTATCTTGCATTACCTACGGTCATTTTTGTAAGCAATAGATGACAAACAAAATGTTCTCTTGCGGTAAGTCTAACTAAGTTTTCACTAGTGTTAGTACCGTTTAATGATCTGGGAATAATATGATGATTTTCAGTATAGCCAGTAATTGTTCTATTTTTGGCGTTATTAATTATTGAGTTATACCAATTGGTATATTTGTTATTAATAAATATCATTGCTGGTGCTCCTTTATAGCATTAGAGTAGTTGGATATTTCCAGTATCGCGAACTACACTTCTATTTATTATTTTTTTTTGTATTTTGGATTGCCATTGTGAAAAAGTTGATCCTCAGTTATCACGCGAAACACAAGGCCGTTGCGTCGGCACCATTTGGTTGCTTGATCCCATTTGGCATAGTTAACAGCAACAACTGCACGGTCTCTTGCACTGGCCTTGCTTTCTAGCACACTTTGTTTTTTGGGTTTTATTTCAATGACTTCGGCTTTCATTGTGTTATCTTTGGTGCGATAAGTTATTAAAAAGTCTGGAATGTATATGCTTTGTTTGCCGGTAATAGGATTACGATAAGGAATTGATATGCTTTCGCTGGCCCACTGCAGGATACTATCGTTGGTGTCTAAGAAATGCATAAAACTCATTTCCCAACCACTGCGAAATCTAGGAGTATTGTTTCCCACATATTTGTGAGGGTTTTTTACTTGGTAATCACCTTGACGATAATTTGCCATGTTAGTTTAAAATATTTCTAGCCACATAGTAATTTGGCACACTGGTTACATTTACTCCAAGCAGTGTGCTAGGACTCCTGAGTCCGTTGAGGTAATAACTAAGCGTCAAATTAATCTGAGTTTGATCTTGCCCTTGCATTTGTTGCAGTAAATTCATCACGGGAATTTTTGCTTGTTCAGAAACTCTAAACAATGTTACAGTAAAATTTTCTGCGGCCTGTGCGGTTGTAAACACACTTCTAAAGAAACTGTTTACAGCATCGTATTCATCTGCTGGTACACTCTTTTCAAAAGTATAAAAACGATCAAACACTCTAACTGTTAGATCTGTTTTGGGATTAATATTATTAACCGAGCCCATTTATCCTGCTACTCCAGATTCGCCAAATCCCCCAGGATTGTTAGGGTCAATGAAAATGTTTGTGGTTTCTCCAAACCCACCAGTAACTGGAGTAAGAGGAGTGGGGAAAAATGCACCACCGCCTGCATTTTGTACTTGTCTAATTCCGCCTGGTAACGATCCTTGTAAACTGGTCTGTGAGTTTTGATATGCAGATGTATCAGCTATTGCAGGTGCGGTTTGGTATGTGTTAAAATTAGCACCAGCCTGTTGCACACCACCTGTTACATTCTGAGATCCATTGAATCCTGATTGTAATGCTTGTAAGTCTTGTATTGATCCATTGGTAGTAATAATACCGCCTTGCCCAAACACAGTATTGGTAGCACCTGAACGAGTAATTTGGCTGGGCATGGTGTCGTAATTTGCTGGATCAGCAAATCCATATACTGAGTTACTGGGTGTTTGACCACCAATGTCTCCAGAAAAATACTTCACTGCTTCGTAACGCACTGTCATGGTATGTTGTACTGTTCCATTGCCTTGACTGTAGTCATAGGTATCATGTTGCCACTCTGAAATGATTGGATTGATCATTGTGTACTGTGAAAATTGTTTCTGTGCCAGTCCATAGATTGTGATCGCAGTAAAGAACGGTGGCTTGCCGCCAGGAGTCTGTGCAGTGTACTGATCAGAATTATTGTATCCTTCACCAACAAATCCCCAATCAGTGACTTGGCGAGTTGGAGAATAAATGTCGTTGTACTGATAGCCAAACCCGTTGCTCAGTGTGGCAAGTTGACCAATACTGCCATTTTGATTGGGAATATTATTAAACTTCTGACTAGGATCATTGTAGTAGTAACTGTAGTAGTTGTACCACATTGTACGAATTAAATCGCTGTTGTCGTCATGAAAAGTAATTGTTGAAGGTTGATAATTTATTTTTGTTTGTACTACTCTTTTACGATTGTACTGATTCAAAGTATCAACATCCATTTGGTAACTCGGCAACTGTGCAGTTTTGACCAATAATCCAATTGTGTTGTTGCCACCAAACAAATTTTGTAATGCCGCAATATCTTGGTTTATAGTAAAATAAACATGGAATAGATATTTTGTTTTAGGTGCGTAAGCATAGCCATTTGTAGTAAATGTCTTGGATGCATGTGTGTAGTCAGCTAAACCAACAGGGCCCGAGAAGCCCTGTAGGATGTTCTGGCCAAAATAAGCCATAGTTTATTAACCGCCGATACTAGTTGCTACATCACCAAGTGTTCTACCAACAAAGTTACCAACTCCTTGATTAGGACCTTGTAGTGCGTTATCAAATCTAATTGTCAAGCTGATTGTGGCAGGCTCGTTGGTGCCATAGTTGAAATCATTGTAGTTTACACCTTGGAGATAACAACCAAGCAATTCCCATGACTCTAGCACGAGAGGAGCATTGTTACCATTGCCGCCATCAAGCACTTCAAAGTAAGTCAAGAATTTGTAGTCAATACCAGAACTGGCTGAACTCATTTCAGCAAAGTCCAATTGTTTCTGTAGTTGTTCTCCAACCAACTGACTAACTTGACCTGATGCATCATCACGCACTTGCAATGTAACATCTGCCCAGCTATACTTTCCAGCTAGTTTAACTGTACTGTTATAGATTGGAAGATCAATGTTTTCAAAAGTTACATTGGGACGAGTGAAGTCCATAACTTGTTTGGTTAATTCTGTCGAAACTACTGTTACACCAAAATTCTGAAGTGTTACTCTGAATCTGTACTTTAGTTTGGGCATCAACAAGCCTTGGCTTGGATTACTCTGATCGTTAGCCAGAGGCACTGTCATTTTGGTTAGTGATGATGTAGCCATTTTTCTTTAATCTCCTGATATGCTGTTATTTATGGCATAAAGGTCGGGTAAAAATACCCGACTTCTTTACGCAGTTGTCTGAGCCTGGATAGTTCCTGTGTTCTGTATACGCAACGGTATATAGATGAACTCAATCGCTTTGACCGGCTCAATCGCAATGTCTACATACAACTCGTTGGCGTCAATTGTTTCTGGTGTGTTGTTGGTAAGGTCACATACAACCAAGTAGTCATACAGACCGCGCTTGTTCACCAAATCAATCATGACACTGGTAACAGAGTTAGTAATTTCACTTCTAGTGAGAGCATCATTTGGTTCAAACAAATAATTTCTACCAATTTGTTGCAATCTACCACGCAGGTATGCTACAAGTCTAGCTACATTGATACGATCTAATGCAGATGAAGTGCCTTGCAATGTGTGATTACCAAAGTTGGTAATACCTACTCCTGGTATAAATGTGATTGGATTAATATCGTGTTGATACAACAAATCTCTCAAACCTTGATTTACACCTGTTGTCATAAATTCTCCTGTAGGAGCATCAATGTATCCAATTGCATATGCATTGTCAATAACACCACGGCGTGTACCAGCTGGAGCCAACCATGGATATGCAATTTCATCACTGCGAATAATAGTGCGAATCATCATATGACTTGGTGGTTGTACCACAGTTGATCCAGAAAGATCATTGGTTTGGCAACTTGGGTAGAATGTAGCAGAATAACTGCTGTTTGTTAACAATCCGTCACCAGTTGGAATACCTAGACCATTGTTATTGGTAGACCAAGTAACAACATCTTGTGGGCTCAAACGCAAAGGAGTGTCAACAATAACAAACGCAGTATCGTTGCGATCGTCATTGAGCGCTACCATGTTGGGTGCAAGCTCTGGATATTCTGGGCATGCAATCAAGTTAAAAACATTTTGATCTTCACGGATTGTGGTGTTGCTGTCAATGCCGGCTTTCAATGCTTGTACTACTAGTGCTCGTTGTGCTTGACGGCCCATGTAAGGTGATCCATCGTTGCGAAGTCCACTAGCAGTTACCCACGCATTGGTCATGTCTGGTAATTCGTCAGGTGATGGGAATGATGTTGCATTAAAGTAGTTGACCATGAATTCTTTTACATTGAATCCAGATCTGCGTGTGTTGAACAACAACATACCTTGTGGATATAGCTCTGGGTTAGGAGCATCCAAATCTAAATAGTCGCTGGTTAACAAACTAACAATCGTCGGAATTGGATCGCTGATTGGGTTTGTAGTACCGTTGGGTGCCCAACGAGCATCTGCAAACAAAATTCCATTTTCTGTGGTTTGATCAGTGTTGTTGATGGTTACCCATTGATCTTGACCGTTGACAGACTCCCAACGATTAATCATTGGATAATTATCCAAGTCGCTGGTGTCAATCCACAAATCACCGTACTGCAATGGACTCATCGCAGTGTTGTTCTGTGTTGTTGGAGGAGTAGCACTGAAAATAGGACCAGATGCATTAGTCATACTCAAGTCATATCCACGCACATCAGGATTACAGTTTTGATAACCTACCCATGCTCCGTTTTGTTGGATCATGATATCAGCATTGTCTGTAGCAGCAGAATAATACCAATATGTTCCATCAACTGGATCTTGATCTGGTATAGAGTTGCTAGCAGTATATGTAAATGTTGGTGTGCTTACCCAGTTACTCAAAATAAATGAGTGTAAAGATGAATTCTGATTCAAGTATCTAACTCCAACACATGAAGTATTGATACCAGCAGCTTCAACTGGGTGATTTGTAACATCAGTAAGATTGATGTCACCGCCTAGACTATGTGTAAACACAATTGCTCCAGAACTATTAATAGAAGCACTTACAAATGGAACTCCGGCGGCACTGACTGCTGACACAAAGTCTGCAGGTGTTGTACCTGTTAATACAGCATTTGCACCGTATGGTGTTGCGGTTCCTGGTTGTGTGGCAGAAATTCTGAATGTGTCGCCTACTGCAAAAGTTCCAGGATTGGTTGTATTGCCTGTGATGATCGTAGGTCCAGTTGTATATCTAGAAAGAATCAAGAATTCAGAAAATCCCGGTCTTAACTGTCCTTGTGAACTGGCATTTGTTGGATCTATTTCAGCATAAGTGGATCCAACTGGTATACTTGAGCCGCCACCTGATGGATCCAATCCATACAATGCCGCTGCATCGCTTTCGTACACAGGACATGGTTGTTGAACAAATGTTCCTAGGGTAGAACTGTATTTTTTAAGTACAATGTTTGTACCTAAATTTACATTGTTGGTTTTTTGCCAAATAGAACCAGTTGGTTCTGGTACCGAAGCACTACTTCTCCAATTTGGAGCTGAATAGTTAGGTCCGTGGAAATATGCAGGAGCATAGTAATCACCTGCTTCGATACCCAATGCTGTCAGTGGTGTTCCAGTGCCGTTTGCAATGGTAATAAAACCATTCTCATGGGTACTACCATCATGTCCAGCAGTTGACTCTGCATACAATACTAATTTTCCACCAATAGCTGCAGCAAAAACACCGGTGATACCAGCAGTGTTGATAGCAGTCTGAAGTCCTGCTACTGTATTGTTAGGGCTATTAGGAACAGTTACTACAGTCCCGTTAATAACTACTGTGTCAGTTGCTGTCAACGAAGTTGGAGCCAATGTACCTTGTAGGGTTGGCCAAGCAGTTTTCCAATCATCACTACCAACTAGCACCCATGTATTGTACATGTCACCAAGTTCAACAGATGAAGTCTGTGTAGGATATACTGGACCACCACGCTTGTAGTATGTAGGATTAAGAACTGTTCCAGCAGTTACAACTGCATAGTCACCAATGCTACCATAGCTTTGTAATGGAACTGTAGAATCAGATTCTAAGTTTATTGTGTCATTTAGCACAGACGGAACTACATTTGTAAATGCTCCTGTGGTTTGATTCCACTGGAACAATCCCCATGTTGTACTACCAGTGTCTAACCAATAAGTACCATCGTTTGGTTGACCTGTTGGTCTTGTTAATGTAGCAGTAAGTGCTGCAAGATCAATATCCACTCTTTGTACATAACACTGGTTGGTAACTCCCAACGCACTGTACGCAGCCAACAAACCATACTCATTGAGTTCATAGCCGTTGATTGGAGTACCAGCTGCAGTCTTGTAGAAGAATGGGTTTCCAAAAGTAGATAACAAATCGCGTTGACTTGTCATTAAATAAGTTTTGTTAGCATTTGCAGCTAAGGTACCAGCAGCAACGCCAACTCCTGCGCCAGAAATTTTATTTGACGCAGTGGCCAATAAAATATATGGAACTGAATTAGTTGCAGCAGGTATGTAATTGCTTTGATCAATTACACTAACTTGTACACCAGGTGATAATAAAGCCATGACAGAATCCTTTTTTCAATTACAGATATTTAGTAAGATTTGAAAAAAGAGTGGGTTAGACCGTCCCTACTAAGTAGGGTTTGCTCATAAATATCTGCATGAGACCCATATGCGAAGCCTGTAATCAACGCCCTAGAGCCATTGCGTACTATCGAAATGAACAAGTACAGTATCGTAAACTATGTGAACACTGTATAAAAAAAGGAAAAAAGATTAAACCTCCTGTTCCTAAATGGCAGTCTTCTGGATATAAGAAAAAACCCACATGCGATCGATGTGGGTTCAGGGCCAAGTATACCGGGCAGTTATTGGTGTATCATATAGATGGTAATCTACACAATAATGCAATAAGAAATTTAAAAACTATTTGTTTAAACTGCACTATAGAAATCAAGAAGGCCGATTTGCCTTGGCGACCAGGTGATTTAGAACCAGATCGTTGATTTGATTCAGTAGATGATCCATATTTGAATTGTTGTCTATTATAGTGTCAAACTTGGTGCCAACCCAGCTGGATTCGCTGGCATGAACTTTGAGTTTTTCTAGTTTTGCTCGGCTTAATGCCCAACTTACATTGCCATTGGGTCCTTTGTTAGCACTCACTGCTGCATCGTACCACTCAGGTTCTGGACCGCGAACAACACGAATAACCATACCGCCAGCATTTCTTATGCTTTTAATTTCATTAGGAAATCTGCAATCACTGATAACAATATCATCTTGACTGTTGCGAAGTTTGTTTTCTAGTGCCGCAATCCAAATATCATCATGAAATGCTTTACGACACACTTCAGTACCCCAGTATTGCAGGATCCAACGCGGTGTAAGCTGTGGTATGCCAAGGCGCTTTGACCACCATGGATCTACCTGCTCTCTCCATTCACGACTTTGTCTTGTGCGCCCTTCTAGTAGATCTCTATCCCACCCAAACACCTGGGCTACTGCATCTTTAAGAGTGTTAGCAAAACTTTCTCGTCTAAATTGATGTATGTTTACCAAATAATCAGCAATGGTATCTTTTCCACTTCCTATAAATCCACATACACCTATAATCATACTAGTTCCTTTACTTTGAGGTATTTAAGAGTTTCTTGCAAGAGGTCAATTTGTCTGCGACAGTCTTCAAGTGCATGATGGCTTGTTGGTGGTTTTGGCAGTCCTGGCCATAGTCCAAACACTGTTCTTGAATCACGAACTGCATAAAACTGCCAAGGAATAGGCTTACCATAGCTTTTGTATGCATGTTCTAAAATGTTCATGTCATAGGTCGGACCTTGTGCCCATACTCGTTTGCTATGCCAAATTAGTTTGCCTAGTTCATCTAATGCTTGATCTAAGGGAATACGACCTTGTTCGTTGAATGCTTCGTCTCTAGCCGGTGCTGGTTGTGTGGCCCACCAATCTATAGTACCTTGTTGTATGCTACGAGTTTCTTGACTTTCCAAAGTCAAGAAACTCGTAGCATACAACAAGG